CTCAATTTCAAATCCCCTTGCCAAAGACTGAATTTGCACGCCGCCCAATCGCGCGTTGTCATGCCAACTGAAACTCTCAAAGCATCGCTCGAAAGTTTGATTTGGCCTTTCAACGCTTGGTCTAATGGGCACATCCATCCTGAAGCAAGCACTTTGCCAGCCGGATCGGTCGTGGACCAAGGAATGGTCCCAAACCAATTCGGCATTGATGTTAAATACTTAAGCTCCATCTCGTCCTGTGTGGTTGCGAATGTTTCCGGTGTAGTTCTGTCAAATGCCTCACCCGGATGTAAGGCTAAACGCTCATTAAAGTCTATTTGATCCGCGTTAGTAAAGTTTCCCATACCAACTCGTCTCACTGTCGGTCCTTGAACGTTCATGTTAGGGTAATCCAGCGGTGCTGGAATCGACGCACTCAAAGCTTGTTCAGCCGTTTGTGAATCATTTCCGATGGTTTTAACCACGCTGTTTGTCATGTTGTAGTTCTTCGTCATATAATTACCCTGCGCTGTTGACTGCAACGCCCGCTCCCGCTTGTCTCTGATGGTTTGCATCTTCTCCAAAGCTCTTCGCGCTTTCTGCTCCTTTTTGATCAATCTGCTCATTGACATAGTCGCTGCTGCCACCTCCATAGGCAACTGAATTTGAAAATCTGATTCCAAAAATCTAACTGTAACGGAATAACCGACTGTTGTAGGTTGACCTTCACCAACTCGCAACACGTTTGCTACAGCTATCTTAAAGGTTCCAAGAAACTCTATTCGGCCTGGCTCTCTGATATTAATAAAGCCATGGGGGTGCACAAAAGCAACCGTTATGGTTCCGCCTGAATTATCAGCTGGGTCCACAAAAACGTGAGAAAGGCTTGTAATCTGCTCTTTGCCAACTATCCTCTTTTGCATATAAGGATCTTTGACTAGTGGTGCATAATACATAACCAATCTTCCTGTTGTAAACTTCGTTCCTGTAACACTCAACTGCACTTCAACTTTACCTCGCCAATAAACAAACATCTGGAATGGCATGTGTACCACGGTATCTTCTCCGATCAAATCAAAGGGTGCCGTAAAAGTTTCTAACACTTGTAATTCAGAATTAGTTGTAGACCAGTCTCCGGTTTTTACCAAATGTGGTTTTTCAACTGAATTCTGCATCGTCCATGTAAAATCTTTCGCACTCGATTCTGCTAACTTTGAATCGTCGCTGGAATGAGGTTTTTCTACGTAAATAACCTCCGCTTGTTCCAACCGGTTGATACCCATCTCGTCCGTCATCTCGATCACTTCCGCTGGTTTCCCACCTGTGGGCTCATCATGTTCTCCTGAACCCATCATCACTCCGCCTCCTTGCGCTCTCGCTCCAAAGACGTCACGCTCGATCTCATCGTAAGGAATAATTCCAAACGGCTCATAAGCAAGACATTTCAATCCACCTGTCCTTGCATAGCTATCACTATAATAACTATACTCGGGTAGACTCAAAAATCTTCCAAATTTCGCCGATTCTTTAATAACAGCATCTCTTATGTTACTAAAATATTCCTCGCCATAAGCCCAAGCATAACGTAATGCCGCTGTGGCATTCTCTTCAACAGCTTCCCACGTTTCGTTTGTGTCTGTTACCCAATTCAACATCTCTGCAATAGATGCTTTATCAAGCGTAGCCACATACTTTCCGTTCTTCAACGTGAAACCCTGTTTTAAGAATGTCATATCCAAGATGTTCTCGAATTCCAACAATTTGTCCGTTTTCTCTGTGTTCGTGAAGCCCATTCCAAGTTTCCTACACTCAATCGCATATGATGCCGCATTGAAGAATTTAATCACCCGGCGTGTTACCGCCACGATTTTATCATCTCCAAAGTTTTTCTCCCTCACATTCTTTTCACAGAATACGAGATCCTTCAACTCTTGCGGCGCCACACACAACCAAATGTACTTCGTCAAAATGCGATTGTAAATACCGTTGTTAAGGGTAGTACAATTACATCCTGACGGATTTCCTCGGTGCTTCTGTGTAACTGTG